TCAAAGTTGAACTTGTATGTCAAGTTTCCCCCCAAGCCCTTTCATTACAATGTCATAAAGTGTAGAAAGAGTAAGGTTACTGCCATCCCTTTCAACTTTAGAGATAAAAGAGCGTTTCCTCCCTATCTTCCCAGCAAGTTCGTTTTGAGTCATTTTCCTTGCTTCACGTGCATTACGTATCTGAAGCCCGACATGAAGGTTCGAAAGTTCAGTTTCAATCTTATCACGGCGCGGAGTGTCGATTTCTCCGTAAACTTCTTTTTTAATATCATCCAAAGTGTAAGTTTCCATAATCACTACCTTTCTTTTTCCTTTTCATTAAAGTATTCTTGCATGAGTCTAATAGTGCTTATATGCTATGACGTTTCTAACTTTCATGTTACAAAGGTAATTTATAATTCACCTTTCCGCAAATATTCCCCGCTTTTCTTTGCTTTTTTAAGGATAATGAATAGGTTGCAGCATTCAACTTTTATCCAAAGGCAAGCCGAAGCCTGCCATATACGACCCATACACAATGCTGGTCATCTTATCGACGGGCATTTTTTATGCTTGCAAGTTTACTTCTATAATATAGTGGCTACTACCCCCATAGAAAAAGTAATCCGAACAATTGATTTTCCAATAAGAGGTTTGCCGTTTGGAAACTAAAGTTTATATTTGCGGTATGAAAAAGGAATTAGGAAAATGGCTGATGGATATAGCCAAGTATATCACAACAGCAGTAGTGCTTTCTTCAATTTTCGGAGATGTACAAGAAAAGTGTATAATATATATTGGAGGCTCATTGTCAATAGTGTTAACTCTCTCAGCAGGTCTTTGGCTTGTTAGAGACAAAAAGAAAGGAGAATAATATGGGAGCTTTAGTAATGTTCGGACTTGTTTCGGTAATAGCCATTGTCGGAGTAGTCTATTTTAACCATCAAGACAAGAAAGAGGCACAGAATGCCAAGTAAACAATTAACATAAAAATTCATGGGTTTATCCATGAGCATTAACAGATAAATGCGCGATAAGCGTGATTACACTGGGTTTAAAAACCTGATTACACTAACTAAGCCGCCATGAGTATTGGCGGCTTAGTTATGCAGTTTAATTTTAATTACATCACAGGCTTCACAATGTCGAATTTCAGACCGAGCGCGTTAATTATGCGCAGGAAAAGCCCTACACCCGGCTCTATAAGTCCGTTCTCTATTTTGGAGATATAAGACTTGTTTGTGCCAACTCTTTTTGCAAGTTCGCTTTGGGTCATCTTCGCCTCTTTCCTTGCTTCCACAAGAATTTGGCTCGTGTAGAAAGCGTATGCTTCATCTTCCGCTTTCGCACGCTCCGGCGTACCCTCTTTCCCGAACTTCGCATCCAATACAATATCGTAATCCGTAATCTGATGGTTATTTGTCTCCATAATATGCCTCCTTTATTTTTAATGCCTTTTCTATTTCTGATGGTGGTGTCTTTTGCGTTTTCTTTTGAAAACCGTTGAACAAGACAACTATCGCTCCCTCGTCAAAGATAAAGAACACACGATATATGTTTCCGCTGTATTCTGTCCGCAACTCATACAGTCCATCCCTAATAAATTTCACGAACTTACCCGGAAGCCTGTCTTGTGTTTTCAGCAGGAGCAATCCGTATTGCATCTTTTCCTGTTCTTTCTCCGTCAAGGTCGCCATGAACGCCTCGAAATATCCTCCGTATGTCCTTATCTTACGTTTCATGCTGCAAATATAGCAGAAGTTTCTTTATATAGCAACTAATAATAGGAATATTTCTTCATGTAGCAACTTTTTTTATGTTTTCCCTTTGCTGTTTCAGAAAAAAAAGGCGTATCTTTGTGGTGTCAACAAATCCATGAGAGTGGCAAACTCTTATGGCTCTATCCATATAGAGTTATTTTTTTGCCAAGACATATTATAGAGTATTATCATATTAAGATATTGCACCTACCGAGTGGAGATACGGAAACGCCTCCGACATTAATCTTATGGATTTGTTGACAGCTCGTAGTAGGTGCATTTTTTGTTATGTCAACAAATCCTATCAAAGTCCTAAAACAAACAGAATTGCTCGGACACCAATTCACCGTATATGGAACAGCAGAAAATCCATTGTTCTTAACCAAAGAAATTGCAGATATAATAGAATACTCTGCAAGCAATTCAAATAAACTAACCAATCTTGTAGATAGAGACGAAAAGGTTCGTAACATTATTACGACCCTTGGCGGAAATCAAGAAGTTTGGCTGTTAACAGAGGATGGTTTATATGAGGTCTTATTTCAATCCCGCAAGCCAATCGCCAAAGAATTTAAGAAAGGAGTTAAGGAAATTCTAAAAAACATCCGCAAGACTGGCGGCTACATCGCAACTAAATCCGACGACACTCCCGAAGAAATCATGGCACGTGCACTCATAGTGGCACAGGAAACAATCAAAAGAAAAGAAGAGAGGCTAAAGCAGCTTGAAGAAAAGAACGCCCAACTCCAACCCAAAGCCGAGTTTGCCGACTGCATCATGAAAAGCAAAGATTGCATCACAATCGGAGACCTCGCAAACATCCTCAAGCAAAGCTGCCTGTTCAGCAAAGGGAAGAATGCGTTCAAGCTAAAAAAAACAGTTTGGTTGATTTACAACGTTTTACATTTTAAACAAAAAAATCATCTTAAATCTTTGACATTATAAAGAAAGGTAGTATTTTTGCAAAACCTTACATACACAGATGGCGAGTGACGCTCGCTTTCAAGTGGGCATTTTTTATGCCTGCAAATTTGCTACAATATAATAGCAATGCTACCCCCGTGTGGAGAAGTTAATGCTCTCCCTGCCGTCTGTGGTGTAAGGTAACGGGTCAGGGCATTGCTTTCTTTTTGCCCTATCCAAACAAGCCGAATGTGGGCAGGCTACCAGCCCTATAATGTCATAAATACCTTATTACAGATGACAGAAAACAATTATTTGGGAGAACTACTCCCTATCAGAGAAAACAACGGACAAAAAGCCGTTAACGCACGTGACTTACATTCTTTTCTTGAGAGTAAACAACAATTTTCCGATTGGATAAGGGGACGTATCAATAAATACGACTTTGTGGAAGGTAAAGACTTTGAGGCACTATATTTTGACTATCAAGGTAACTTATTGAATATCAGACATCATAATTTTATGAAGTCTGAAAACCAACAAATTAGCAAAATAGAATATGCACTATCAATCGGCATGGCAAAAGAGCTTTCCATGCTTGAGAATAACGAACGAGGGAAGCAAGCACGAAAGTATTTTATTGCTTGCGAAGAGAACAAACGTGAACTTTCCCGTAAGGAACTTCTTTTAATGGCTCTTCAAGCGGAAGAAGACAAGGAACGTTTGGCTTTGGAAAATGAGAAACAGCAAAAACAGATAGAAAGACTTAAGCCTAAAGCCGAGTTTGCCGACTGCATCATGAAAAGCAAAGATTGCATCACAATCGGAGACCTCGCAAACATCCTCAAGCAAAGCTGCCTGTTCAGCAAAGGGAAAAATGCGTTAGCCTGTTGGATGAGAAACAACGGATACCTGCTACAGAAAGGAATACGCAGGAATATGCCTACACAAAAATCCATGGCATTGGGGCTGATGAGGGTCATAGAGACAACATCCCATGCATGGAACGGAACCATAATCATCAACAAGACGGTAGGAATAACTTCCCTGGGGCAAAGACATTTTATCGCACAGTTCCGGACACTGCTATCCTCCAAAGAAAGCTATGAGATAGAGTGGTAAAAATACCATAAGCCCTTTTTATTTTCCTGCAAAACATGCGGGAGCCATTGATATGCCCGTAAACCTTTCATTATTGAAAGGTCGGGAATTGAACAACCCAAAAAATCAAAAAAACATGGAAAAGAAAGACCTGACAAACCTGGACAGCGAGGTTAGAAAATATTTGGACCACATGGCAGAATTCATCCTGCTTCTAAAAGAAAACGTAAAACGGCTGGAAAAACGCGTTGAAGAGCTGGAGAGCTGCAAAGACCCCAACTGCAGGATACAGCAAAGGGACGGGACATCCGGAGAAAGAATGTTCGTTTCCAAAGAGAATCCACACATAAGGCTCGTTATAAAATAAGACGGATGATATGACAATCCCCGGTTTGTTCCGGGGATTATTTTTTACCTCAGCTTATTATTCCGCCGGTAGTCAAACATCATGCTGACTCCGGATAGTGTATCCGTATCCGACATCTCTGTAAAGAATGCAATTCTATAGAACCTGAAAGAATGCTGCCTCAACGAATGAAGCTGAAACCATTTTTGCCCGTCATTGCTCACGAATATTGCGATTCTGATACGGCTTTTTTCCTTTGTCCTGTAACTCATGACTCGCAGGTCATGTATTATTTTCATGCAGAACGGATCGTCAAAAGCCAGTTCCCTTGTTACAGCCACTCCTTTGTATATATCCTCAGAAACATAGTTGTCATAAGAGAGTACCTTGTTTCCTGACTGTACGATTGTCTGCGGATAATTGTTAATGACAGTCCGTATGTTATACCCTACATAGCTGGCAAACTCATTTGACTCCAAAGAAAATATATAATGTTTTTGAGCCTCATCGTTCGGAAATATATGCAGCATGGAATGTGCATAATCGTACGCGATGAGACAGCTTCTCAGCATTTCGACAAACTGTTCCGTATCATTGACAAACAGCGGGCTGAATTCGTCGGATATATTGAATATGCCTTCATCCGTATTATGTCCTTCCATTGATGAGGACAACAGAACCACATCCGAGCCTTGCAGCAATTTCAGCCCTCTATCGGTAGTAAACACAATTGCCGCATCTATTTGCGTGATTGACGCAGGGTTGTTGCAAACATCCCGGCTGACCGGCTGCACGGAAGAATAAAGCCCGGTTTCCGGATTCACTTCCATTGCCCATATCCCGTCCGTAGAAAAAGCGTACAAAGGGAACTGACCGAACTGCCCTTGTGAAAGGGCTTTGGTAGCCGATGATATTCCAAGTATATTGCCGGTCCCCACAGTATTAATACCGCTCAGCGGGAAAAAAAAAGGATTGCCCACTTCTGATGTGTATATTTTATTCGGTTCGTGAATGTAGTCTGTTGCATCCGTGGGTATTTCCGGCTTTTTCCCGGTAAAGTCCATCCCGGTATTATAGTAATACGCACCATTGAGATACTCATGCTTCGTCAGTTGCAGGTCTGCATATAAGGTTCCGCCAGCAGAATCGGTCTTTTCTATAATCATCCGATAAGCATTGGGGTTTGGATAATATATCCACTCTCCAAGATTGTTAAGGGTGCTTGCCGCACTTGTGATTGCGGTAATGCTTCCGGTATCCCGTATCAGTACCGTGATTTTATAACTGTATGCCTTCCGGACAGTTTCATTGCCGCTTTTTTCGCCGTTGGTATAGTTTACGACGGCTTTAGGAGGAAAGGCATAAGGATACCTGTTTATTCCGGCTATGTTGAGCCGGGAGTTGTATATGAATGAAAAATTGCATTTTATTTTTTCATGCGAATTGTAATCATCAGGCAAAGCCTCCTGGACATTCAGATTCTGTAATATTTCCGCATCAATCTCTATATCATCGTATGCCTTCAGCTCATCAAGAGAAATACTCCTGACTTTACGGAAAACAGAAACTCTCTTTACCAATTCATTGTAATCGCTTTCCGAAAGGGCGGGTGCTCCAAGCTCGAAATCCGTGTTTTTTGAGAGATTTCCCGTACGGGCATATATTTTGTCAGCATCAGTACCACCAACTGAAAGTATTCCGCCTCTGGCTCCTATAAACTCTATACTACCGAAGCTGGACGGCTTCTTATAGACATAATTGCGGCTGTCCTGAACGTAATAACTTACAGGCTCTGAAATAAAGATGTCAACAGACTGTATTATATCACTCCATTGCCGGAGCACGTCTATCGCTTCCTTATCGACCCTGTAATCCAACCGACCCACATAAGCGGTTATACGGGTTTTCACTTCTTTCAGAATATTGCCCTCATACCTCTGCGTGGAACATGGCAAATAAGGAAACCTGCCGCTGTTCGGCGTCATAAGTATAGGGGTGGATTGCATATAGTAACCGTTGATCGTCCGGTAAGCATACCTCACGAAGAACGACTCCGTGAAATTCCCAAATGATTTGATATAGTTGATAAATTCGTTTATCTTGGGAGACAGTTGCTCTGATATTTGCTGCTGAGCCTCAACCGGAAAGGTGAACATATTGAACAAGGGATTGTCCGCAGGTTCCGGCAAAAAGTTCTTGCTGATGTCTACTGTTATTTCCTCAGACTCATACAGGTATCCGTGAAGACCGAAAGACATGTCCAGCTCAGGACCTTTGTTCCCTAAATAACGGTATGTATTGTCTTTGAAGAGAAAATACTGGAGAGACTTGTTGGTTATACCGATGAGCGTATTCCCAATAGATTGCATATGGCGGATTGACTCATCATTTTCGAGGGCGTGTGAAAAAGGAAAGTCTTCTCTTTCCCCATCCGTTATACGGAAAGCCTTTATAGTATTCCCGACAGCATAAATATAGTTTTTGTACTTGGATGTGTTATGGACAAAGAGAAGAAGTTCCCTTTCGTCAAGCATAATTCCAGTATCTTTCGGTGGAAGGACGCTGGTTAACTCTCCGTTTTTCGGGATAAGATTAACGCATTCCGATAGTTCACCATCCGCTCCGATGGACGGTGACCTATGAATGCCGTAGGATAGTGAAATATTTTTCCTTTCCATTGTTTTTATTGCAAATCTATGGAAAGGGAAAACAGCTTTTTGTTATTTTACTCATTATACACAAGAAAGCCGCAAACAACGATATGTCTACGGCTCTCCTATTATTTCATTACAACCCTTCGGCTTTGATGATTTTCATTTTATATATTTTACATTTCCCCTTATCTGCCTTCGGAGGATTTGTCATTTTCTCTAATCTCTTAACACGCTCTTGCAATAGCAAGCAAAATTCGGAAATATGGTCCATATACTTCCTTAATTCCAATGTTTCGTTCATAATATTATTTACTTAAAAAGATGATAAGTAAAATGGGTAACACATGCTATTATTAAAATGTTCTTAAGAAAAACATGTTATAAAACATTACTTGCATTCGGAAAATACTTTTTGCTTTGCTTCTATCTTATACACAGCATGTTGTCGTCTGAATGTATGATATTTTTATTTACCAGCCTTAAAAAATGTATTCTATGGATGTTGTAATCAAAATTAAATGTCAAAGAATATTTCACACTCCATCAGCTTTCCTTGCTCCAAGACCTACCTGCTCTCTAAGTACACTGTTTTCTCCTTTCAGCATATTGTTTTCAGCTTCTAACATCCTTATCTTCTCGTGTTGAGACTCTAACAGACCCTCGTCTAATTGAACTTGACCTGCATGAGACAGAAGAACGGGAGAAGTTTCCCGTATCATGCTGCCTTCTCCTCGCAGTAGCCATTCTGCGGAAATTTCAGGAAAAGTTTTAAGTGTTAGCAATATTACGTTGATACTAATACCTCTTGTACTATATAATTGGCAATTTAGAGTAGTTTGTGCTATGCCAATCTGCTTGCTAAAATCAAGAATAGAGGACTTCTTAAATTTTATAAGGTCCTTAAATCGCTTTGTCAATGCCTTTTCCATACAACTTATTATTTTTACCGGTTCTAAATAACAAAATATCGTAAACATTTAACGTTGTCTCCTTGCCTGATTAGCGAAACATTGTTAGTTTTGCAATCAAAAAAGCAATCACAATCGCTTTCCATAATGAAAGAGAACGATTAGAATACAAACTTAATTAAATAATATAATAATGGCAAGAAAACGCGAAATTATTGCTCCTCATGGTGCTATCAGTAAGATAGCCAAAGATACAGGCTTCTCTGTACCTACTGTCCGATACGCTTTGCGTGGAGTCACCAACAATGGAAATGCGGATGTTATCCGCAAACGTGCAATAGAAATATACGGTTGTGTATATGCAAGGGGGTAGCTTATGAAAAGAAGGAGAATAATACTTCAATATGGCCAGGTATCCAAGCTTGCAAAGATTTTCGATTGCTCTACAGTCTGTATTAACCATGCCTTACGGTATATAACCGATAGCACAAGAGCTTCTGAAATACGTACAACCGCATTAGAGAAATTCGGTGGTCAGATTATAGAATATGATTCCGATAAAAGATAACAACGTTACGGAGTTTTTGGGGAGACATCGGCTTGAGTCCGGGACTGAATATAAACAATAAAATATTTGATTATGAATGCTTTTAGTTTGGCTTTCCTATGGTCTATCCTGTTCATAGGATGTATGTTTACCATAGAAGGTCTGAATTACCTGTTTTGGCTGTGTTTTGTCGGATTCTGCCTTTGCTGCCTTTATGCAGAAGTAAACAAGAAGCGTTTACTGAAAGAAATAGCAGACATAGAGATTTTTTTAGAGACAATTTATAAACATTATTTTTAATAAATCTAATTGATTATGGCAATGCATACATGGTTTGAGTGTAAAATCCGTTATGAAAAAACAATGGAAAACGGAATGAACAAAAAAGTTACCGAACCTTATCTGGTAGATGCACTCAGTTTTACGGAAGCGGAAGCACGCATCATTGAAGAAATGACACCCTTTATTTCCGGTGAGTTTACAGTTTCCGACATTAAACGCTCCAATTACAGCGAACTGTTCCCCTCCGAGGAGGATACGGCTGACCGCTGGTTTAAATGCAAACTGTTTTTCATCACACTGGACGAGAAAAGTGGTGCGGAAAAGAAAACCTCTACCCAGGTATTAGTGCAGGCAGCCGACTTGCGTGATGCAGTAAAGAAACTGGATGAGGGCATGAAAGGCACAATGGCCGACTACAAAATTGCATCGGTAGCGGAAACCGCCATCATGGATGTATATCCGTACAGCGCAGAAGAACGGACTATTGATTCCATCAGTGAAAACGCTAACTCTCCCGTTGTGCGCAATTTCATTCAAACACTCCCGGAAGGCTGCAAGACAACCATTACCGTAGGAGGAAAGCAGGTTATTATTGACAAGACAGGAAATAAGACCAAGGTGATTCCCAATTCTGAAAATGATCTCAAAAATAGATGATTGTTTTTCCCAGTCTGTGAAGATAGGGGCGGCTGTTAGTTTATAGAAAAACTCCGGGATTATGGTTACGTTTCGTTTTGGTTGTTTCCGGAAAGCAGGTATCGTAATCTGCACAGCCACTACTGCTTATTATTAATCAAACGCCCTCTACTCGCGTAGAAGTCCCGTGAAAGGTTCGGGTTAAGTAATTTAATTTCAGCTAACAGTTAACTATCCCGGTGTGGCTTGACCGCCTATCCGGGAGCAAATAAGATTAAATTAATGAAACCTATTTATAACCTTATAACTCTCCTCATGGACTGGCTCTCGGTAGAGGTTGGGGCGAATGAAGAGTGGTTCTGAATTATGGAAATGAAGAAAAGCGAATTGACACACGGCTCTCTGTTTAGCGGCATCGGTGGCCCGGAAATAGCTGCCGAGATAATGGGCTGGAAAAACGTGTTCCATTGTGAAATAAACCCGTTCGGGAGAAAAATACTTGATTATTGGTTCCCAAACAGCAAAAGTTATGAAGACATCACGAAAACAGATTTTACAGAGTGGCGGGGAAAAATCAATGTCCTCACCGGAGGTTTCCCATGCCAGCCTTTTTCTTGCGCCGGACAGCGAAAGGGAGCGGAAGATGACCGCTACCTCTGGCCGGAAATGCTACGAGCGATACGGGAGATTCAGCCCGATTGGGTTGTTGGTGAAAACGTTGCTGGAATCCTCTCAATGGTACAACCCGGCAGTGAAACTGCGTTGGGACGTGAAGAATCTCTATTCGGAGAAGTTGACCGAAAAAGAATATTGCATCGGCAGGAATACGTCGTCGAAACAGTGTGTAACGACCTTGAACGTGAAGGATATTCCGTCCAACCGGTTGTTATTCCGGCTTGTGCCGTCGGAGCGCCGCACAGAAGGGACCGTGTCTTCTTTATTGCGAGAAGAATACAAGACAATAACAACAACATCGGGAGTGGATATACTTGTAGATTCGGAAGATTTTCCGTTTTTGAATCAATGGAAATGGAAGATAAACAATTCAGGGTATGTTTACAGAACAATCAGAGCGAAAGAAGATGGAAAGAAATGGAAGACTATCTTGATGCACAGATTGATTTGCTGTCCGAAGGAAAACGAGGAAGTGGACCATATCAACAGATGCAAAACGGACAACAGAAAGCAAAATCTTCGGATATTAGCTCATTGGGAGAATCTTCACAATCGGAAGAAAAGTTCAGGAGTAAGGAAACCGAAGGGACGGAACAAATGGCATGCGATAATCTATGTGAACAGGAAAAGGATTCACCTCGGATTTTTCGATACAAAAGAGGAGGCGATGAATGCAAGGTTGAATGCGGAGAGAAAATTGTTGCCCACCGTGCAGACGCAGGGCCTGAAAGTATGCAACGGGAATGGGAAAACAACATTCTATCCGGTAGAGCTGCTTCCAACTCCGATGTCTACCGACATACACCATGCAAAACGGGTGAAGGATTTGAAAAATGCAGGTGCAAAAACGATGGCGAGTCGAAGAAACGGAAGCAATCGTCCGAATGGCCTAATGGATTTCATGGATTTCCACGGAATGTTACCTACACCAACGACAAGTTGTCACAATCCCGGAACGGCAAAGGACCGGAAAGACGGCAGTCCCCGGACATCAGAACTGAACCATTTGTGTGCCCGCCTGATTGGGAAAACTTCCCTACTCAATCCCCTGTTTGTAGCCGAGATGATGGGATTTCCACCAGATTGGACGGTATTGCCTTTTCAAAGTGGCTGCAGGAATCGATAAAGGCATACGGCAATGCGATTGTCCCACAAGTAATGTATGAGATATTCCTGGCAATAGAATCTATAGAAAAAATTAGTGAAAATGAATAATGAGGACAAAATTATATTAGACGCCTGCTGCGGCAGTAGAATGTTTTGGTTTGACAAGCATAACCCACTTACCTTATTTGTTGATAAACGTTCGGAAACACTTACGGCCAAGGACAGGGGTAAGACAAGAGTCATAGAAATAAAGCCAGATGTAATAGCCGATTTCACCAACCTTCCATTTGAGGACAATTCTTTCTATATGGTAGTATTCGACCCACCGCACCTGAAAACACTTGGTGAAACCTCATGGATGGCTAAGAAGTACGGTAAACTGCCAAAAGGCTGGCAGACACTCATACATGACGGATTTACTGAGTGTATGCGTGTCTTAAAGCCTAACGGAACACTCATTTTCAAATGGAACGAGAGTGAGATAAAAGCTGCGGAAGTTTTGTCTGTTATTCCGTTCAAACCTCTTTTCGGACATACTACCGGAAGACAGAGCAAGACAATATGGATGTGTTTTATGAAACTCGAGAAATTTCAAGCCGGGTAAATGGTGTTAAGTTAAAATTGGTGTTTATGAAATATATGGGAAGCAAATCAAGAATAGCAAAGTATATTTTGCCTATAATCCTGAAAGACAGAAAACCTGCACAGTGTTATGTTGAACCATTTTGCGGTGGATGTAATATGATTGATAAAGTAGATGGTTTCAGAATCGCGAATGATAACAATCCGTATCTGATAGCAATGTGGAAATCTCTTATCAACGGCTGGATTCCACCTGCGAGAATTGAAAGAAATCTTTATAACGAGGTGAGAGAGTGCTACAATAGGCATACAGATGCTTTTGCTTTAGATTACATAGGTTGGGTTGGATTCATGGGTTCGTTTAACGGACGTTTCTTTGACGGGGGATATTCCGGGCATAGCGTAGGTGGTAAATGCGGACAACGCGATTACATATCAGAGCAAATAAGGAATACTTTGTCACAAGTTGAAAACTTAAAAGAGGTTGATTTTGTATGGTCTGATTATAAAAATTTATACATACCCGCCAAAAGCATAATCTATTGTGACCCGCCGTACAAGGGAGTAAAAAAATATTCCTATTCCATTAATCATGATGAATTTTGGGATTGGTGCCGAAAGAAAGTGCAAGACGGCCACCAGGTGTTTGTTTCAGAATATAATGCACCCGATGACTTTATGTGTATCTGGGAACGACCTTTGAAAACATCTATTAATCAAACTGTAACAAAACATGCAGTAGAAAGGCTGTTTGTTCATAAATCGCAAATATGATTCAGGATAACAGAGTAAAATCGCCACATCAAGACATCATGGTGCAAGATGTGTGTTTCGGAAGACAATCGGGAACGGAATAAAAGAAAGGAAAACAAATGAATATAAAGAAAATAAAGGAACATAACCCTCAATCCTTTTTAGACGATTTGAAACGGGTAAGGGAAATCATGGTCTATACAGAACATACCAACTCCTACTATAAGATTCTTAAACACGAATTGTTGAGAGATGCGGAAGAGAAAGCCATCACGTACTATATAACGGATTCTATATTCGCCAGAAAACGTGATGTCATGGTAATAATTTAATCGAGAAAAATATGAAACAGACAACTATTCCAGCTTTTAAATATTGGCTCCGGATACACGGCTTTCGCTTAGAATGGTTCGGTACCGGAACAAAAAACAATCCAATCAAGATTAAATCAAGAAAAAGAAATAAGATATGAAACAGACAATAAAAGAAGCAGCAAGGGAAGCAATTCATAAGCATTATAATTGTAATGGGACCTATCCATGTTCAGAACGTGAATATTGCGAACATTGTAACGGTCATAATACAGCATTCGATTGTTGCGAATGTGGTGCAGATGAATTTAAAGAAGGATTTATTGCCGGTGCGAACTGGCGAATCAACAGCGTGTGGCATGATGCAAGCGAAAGGCCAGACAAAGGGAAGATGCTCATTGTGGAGGATATTGACAGTGCTTATGATTTGGTCTATTTAACCAAGAGCAAGCCATGGGAAGAACTTTCGGAAAAGAATCATTATATGCGCTGGGCATACATCGAAGATTTACTACCTAATATGGAGGATTAAATCATGAAACCAATTTTGCTTCAAGCAAGTTGGAAAAGATTGTGAACTACATAAATCAGAACATTCAATAAGGATAAGTTATGAAACAGACAGTAGAAGAAGCAGCCCGCACTCATTGGAGTGAAAGTACATATAATAAAGATGCAGAGCTTGCCTATGATGAAAGAGACAGTATAGCTATCAAGGCATTGGCAAAATCGGTTGCATTACGGGCTTTCAAGAAAGGTGCAGACTGGCAGGCAAAGCAATCTCCGTGGATAAGCGTTGAGGAACGGTTGCCAGAAAATGAAGATAGAGTATTAGTGCTTTGTAAGATGAAGCGCTTTAACAGCTATTTTACGTTGTTAAATAACTATATAGATGGGGAATGGGAAACAAAAACATTGGCGTATTATGATACGATAGCTTGGATGCCCATCCCCTCTTTCGATGAGATACTCGAAGCCAACAAGGATGTACTGGAACGATTAAAATAAGATAAAATGGTAGAACTTAACAAAATATATAATGAAGATTGTCAGGAAGGAATTAGACGTATTCCTGACGCAAGTGTAGATTGCATTCTTACAGACCCACCCTATCTTTATTTGAAAAAACAAAAATTGGAGCGTCCGTTTAATGAGCTAAAACTATTTACAGAGTTTAAGCGAGTTTTAAAATCTACGGGGTTTGTGGTTATGTTTGGGAGAGGTACTTCTTTTTACCGATGGAATACTATAATGGCGGATTTAGGCTTTATATTTAAAGAAGAAATAATATGGGATAAATCATACATAACATCTCCTCTACTTCCTCTATTAAGAGTACATGAGACTATTAGTATTAGCAGTGTGGGCAAAGGATGCATCAATAGGGTTAAAATTCCATATATAGAAGCAAAATGCGGTAATGTCGATTCTATATTACAAGATGTAAAAAGATTAAAAGTCATATTACATAATCCTATATCGTTAAAGGCGGTTGAAGATTTTCTTATTAACAATGTCGCTTCTTATAATCTTGACAGAGTTAGCGGGTATAACGTATCGGTTCAGCCGGGAATTAAGAATGAGAATAGATGCGCTGCAGTAATTAGAGCTATGAGCAGTGGATGTACAGAAAGATCGATAATAAGAACAGATTTGTATAAAGATGAAAAAGCAAACAAGCAAGGGTTACATGGAGATATGAAAATCGGAAACAGGTCATGTAATATTATACAATCAATGGAATTTGGATTAAATGAAAAGTCGATTATTAAGGTAGCACGAGACCATTACAATGGGATACACCCTACACAGAAGCCTATTAGATTACTTGAACGTTTGTTAGCATTGACTACGAAACCCGGCAATGTGGTATTAGACCCGTTTGCTGGTAGTTGCTCAACTGCTATCGCATGTATTAACACAAATCGGGAATTTATCGGATTTGAGATTGATAAAGAATATTATGAATTAGGGGTGAATAGGCTGAAAAAGGTTTTATCAGAACCCAAGTTAGTAATGTAGGGATTGACGGATTAAAGAGAAAGGAGACCGAATACAGACATGCAGCCCAATGAAATAATAAATATAATATTGGATAATGGTCATATATCATTGCATAGATACAGTGACAATCCAAGTGAAATAATATTGTCATCCCTGTTTGTAAGAAAACAAAGACGAAATGGAAACGGAATCAATTTAATGCTTCGTGCAGAACAAATAGCCAAAGGATTAGGATGTGTCCGTGTATTTCTTGAGGCAAAGAAAGGTAGTTGGCAAGAGAAATGGTATGAACGATTAGGATATAACTACTGTGAATGTTGCCAAGAAAGAAGCGGACTAATATGGATGAAAAAAAACTTAGACAAATGAAAAGATACAGAATATACAGATACGGACTTTTTGACCACATTTTTGACGTTCAAGTGAAAAAATGGTATGGCTGGGTACTTGTTAAGAGGTTTAAGGCAGATATAAGTTCTGATGACACAATGATAGATAATATTTATTATTGTGAAATGTTATCCAAGGAACTTTTGGAAAAATTGGAGGAGGAATTATGAAATCAAAACAAGTATTATCAGTCGAACAGATGGAACATTTGCAGAAGCTTGGGTTGGATACAAGCGATGGAAGCATGTGTTTCGAGTGGAATGAATCAGATGCAGACAACATGGTTGTAACCTCTCCGGATGCCGATACGAATTACGACTATTATCATGAAACTTACACTTTGCAGGACATTCTCGATAAGCTGCCACATTATTTGAATCCATTTCCGTCCAAACAAATATTGTTTGCATGGATGATTGAAAGAGATGCCATAGCATATCGAAATGTTGAAGATATAGATGATTGCCTCAAACATTTTACTGATGATTTATTAATTGATGCAGCCTACGAGATGTTGTGCTGGTGTATTGAAAATGGGTATATTAAAACTAATCAGTTATGAAAGCGAGAATAAAGGTAATTGGGAAAATATATATCTATAAGGTACTGCCACCTTATAAGAATTGGTACAGTATCAAGACTGATGATGGGCTAAATCGTAGTAATGTCGTAATTGTTGGGAAAAAGCAGTTATTGAAAGTAGCTTTAGCATTGATTGTTATGGCTCTGTTTAACAAAAATACTACTATAAATAAATTCAAAACAAATTAGGAAAGATATGAAAAAAAGATTAGCAAAAAAGATTCTTTATGTCACTTCCGTATTTGGGAATTGGGATAGTAATTATCAACCGTATTCAATTCCACAACAGCAGAAGGCATTGAAAGTTTTGAAAATTCCAATGGATATCAGAGATGCGATTTTAGAATACGGAGTATTTGGCAAAATCCCTGTTGAATACAGAAAGTATAATCCGGTGGAGATTTTTCTAATTATGCTTAGTAAAAACATGAATCCCAGATCTGTAAAAGAGTTTCGCAGGTGTATGAAGCAGATTCTAAACAAATAATTCAAATCAGAACAAATATGAATAAAAAAGAAGTTATACGAACCGCCAAAGCCTTTAAGAAGATTCTAAAAAAAGGTATTCCTCAAACAGTATGGAAATCCAGCTATTGGGATATTCATGGAAAAAGATACACCGCCCATGAAATAGCCGCACGCTTTTTACGGATGAAAGGCTATAACGTGCGAATTGAAATAGGTGATAATACAGAGAATCCCTCTTATTGTTTCGGATACATACGGTTCTATAGGTACGTGGCAATCAGGTTTAACTAATATCAAAAAACAAGTATTATGAAAACAAAGAAAGATAAAATATTAGAGAAGTTGCGCAAGCTAATGAATTTAAAAGAAGAAACAGATGGAAATAAAGAACGGAATAATAATAGACGGGGTGCTGCATGAAGCGGTGCATGATAGTATTCATTGCGCCTCATGCTCTCTGTACGAGAAATGCGCAGAGGTGGACTACACAGTATGTATAACCGATTTGTTTAGCTGTGGCGGTTTTATCAATCGTGGCAAAGTGACAGATATTAAGATAGATAAGGAGGAATAACTATGGGATTTACAACACCGTGCTTTATTCGCAAAAATACAAAGGAACTTAGAAAGGAACTGGAAGAGTTGGGATATGAAATCCTTAATTCTGGTGATACAACTTTAGATGCACATAATTATGACGGCAAGGGAAGTCATAAAAGTATCGAAGAGGGAAAGGCTATCATAACGTCTTATGGTAATTTATATGGAGTGGTATATGATGTAGATACTGTCACCAAGAAAGGAAGAATTGATTGCGGAACCAACGAGGAACTTTTCTTGGCTATCGCTGCATTGAGGGATGATAGTAACTATATGCAGTGGTTTATAACAGATTCCATTCTTAGCGTTTCTTATGACGATTCTATTGGTAACGATCATTATTTCACAGAACCCAAAGGCATTATGTTCTTTTGGGATGAAAATTGGAATCATGCAACTATTATTTCAGGACGTTATCACAAGGCTACCGTAGACGAACTGATTGAACACTTTAATAAAAGTTAATTATGACCGAAGAACTCGTAACATTAGAGGCTGCGAAGCTGCTGAAAGATAAGGGCTTCAATTGGAAGTGTGAACACCTAATAGACCGCAATAAGTTTATTACAAAATATGACCTTCCGCAAAGTATGTCGTGTTGTACGGAAATAGATAACGAATCAGTTGAATTTTTGTGTCCAACATTGTATGTTGCCCAAAAGTGGCTGCGTGAAAACAAAAAACTTCATATCGAAATATCCTATATGTATGGAGACTATTGGATATATGATATACTGACAATTCCGGAACATGATTTAGTAGGATTGTCGGATAGACCTATTATCCATTATAAATCCTACGAGGAAGCACTGGAAGCCGGAATACAAGAAACTTTAAAACTTATATAACCATTATGAGCAAAGGAATTTACACAAAAGAAAATGTAGGTAATGGTGTATTCATCTTTACCGTCAATAAGAATTTTGTAGAACCTAAATTTTGGGGACTGCATGAAGAAAACGAACAGGCACAATGTGTAGTTATTATCCATGATGACAATGCTTTATTTTTCTATCCGGAAGATATGGATAATGATACCCATATTCTTCTTGATTGGGAGAAAGAGCAAACAGGGAAGATATATCCAACCACAGAAGAAGGTATGAAGGATACTGATGGAATAGGCAATACCAAAGCATTAGCTGCATCCGGAAGCGAAATTGCTGAGAAAGTCATAGCATTGGACTTATGTGGATTAAGTTGGTACATTCCGACACTACAAGAGAGCGTCTTAGGGTATGAACATAAGGTTATGCTGAATGCAGCCTTAGCTATCTGCGGAAAACAACCAGTGAAAGATGACTGGTATTGGTGCTCTACGAGAAAAGAAAACAAACGCAATTTTGTTCCCGATTGGTTCAATGGTAGTTGGTTCAACGGCAGTCAGGACTCTGACAGTTGGGTTCGCCCCGTGTCTGCTATCTCTCTTAATTCACTTTAACCTTATAATAGAAAGAACAGATGAATATAAATGAACTGCGCGACCGCGCCTATAAAACCGCTTGCGACCACGGTTTCCATGATGAAGAATTGAGTAACGAACATTGCCTTTGCCTTGTAATATCCGAGCTTATGGAAGCTGTGGAAGCGGATAGAAAAGGGAAACGGGCCAATGTTGATTGGTATAATAAGAAGATGGCTAATAGCCGTATTTGCCAGGGGCTGGTTTCAGGCACCCCCAAGGAGATAGGTTTCGAAGTTGCATACAATGAAACTATCAAGGGAAGCATAGAGGAAGAACTTGCCGATGCTGTAATCCTCCTGCTTGATTTGTGCGGATTGCGTAAGATAGACATTGAGGACTTTACGGAAGAAATGTTGTACGATGCAGAGGAAAGTTGCAATGATGAGACCTTTACAGAAAGTATATACGCTATATCCACAATTCCCATCAGATATGAGTATGAATACGGCTATCCATTAGGAGGGCAATTAAACAGCATGCTATTGGCTATTTTCGGGCTTGCTAAACATTTGGACATAGACCTTATATGGCATATCAATCAGAAGATGAGATACAATGAATTGAGAGAAAACAAACATGGAAAAAAGTATTGATTATGGAAACTACAAAACTGATAATTAACGCAGTATTCTTTATAATCAATTCCTTTGCGATGTGCTTTGTCTGCATAATGGTAAGCAAATGGCATAGACGCATGGAGGACAAGCTGGATGAGATAAGGGGATATATCCATAGAGTTTCAGACCGTAACGATGTCGTTTATATAGCCCAACTTCAATGGTTGAAAATCAAACTGATTGAAGAAGAGCGGTACGAGGAAGCCAACGAAATTAACAAGTGCATTAATATTGAAATGAATAGACTAATGCAGAAATCGAAAAATAAAGATTGAATGAACAAAGAATTTTACACACAATTCGGGACAGGTCCACCTTGGCGGAAAGCATTACTTCTCATCTTTATATTTTGCTGCAATTTTAAGCAGTTCAAGAGCAGAATTTGCATCCTTAGCTTCTTCAAACTTGATAGCAGAAACTTTCGGTACGACGAATTCCACAGCTTTCATGTATATTCTACATTTTTCCTTAGCTGTCAGCTTTCCATAGGAAGTACAGAAGTCCTCAAAATTATCTATCACAAAATCACGGAGTTTATCTTTCATTTCCGTATTCTTGTTTCTTACCCCCTTCTGACGACCTCCTTTCTTTTCATGCCCTTCTTCAAATGCAGCCATAACCTATAATAAGAATTTTACATCTGTAACCACTACATTTCTCGACATCATCACAACCTTACGCAGCATCTGTTCCGAAAACACGTGGTACTTCCCCGCCTCATCCGGCAAGGTCATTTCAAACCAATATGCAAGCACATAGTTGACCACATACCCGTGAATATAAGTTTTCAGATTCTTTACATTACCGCGCCAGCCGGATTCCATCCTCAATACGATAGTCCATTCCTCTTCAGATTCAACATGATCTGTCTGTATCCTCATACATGGATCGTTGACATATATGCCCAGTTCCGATTTCACGTTATCAACCGCCGTTTCAATCTGGCGGTTCAGCCAGTTCGTGCTTTCCCCGTCTGTCTGTGCCTCTGCCTGCGCCTCAGCATTTTCCGAAACACGGCATTTTGCCACTTTCCAGCTTATAAAGTCAATGTCATAGACCAACTCGCTTCTCAGCAATTTCACAACGCAATCATATCCGGTTTCCGCATGAACCGGGCAGTCCAAAACCGGCTTTTTCCCAACAGGAGAAATACGCCTTCTTCTTTCATGATTCCTACACTCAGCCATAGCAAAAAAACTTTAATCAGATATACTAACTTCCACTTCATCAATATCCTTCAACATGCTTTCACGTTCCTTTTTGCTCATCTTGGTGGGAACTGACTTCCTGAACAAATTGGCAACACACATCTGCGTCATGTCCTGCCACAACTGCCTGTACATGTCCACTCTGTCAGGCTTTCTTTCAGCCAACCAGTTCATCATCGCATAGCTGACCAATGATTCCTGAATATTCTTATCAAGCTTTGTATTGACATTCCAACGCGTCTCTTCGGTACGAACAGTCCAGACAAACCCCGTTTCATTATATTCGGCGGAGGTTATCATACGGGACATGCGTTCCTGCAACAGACGGGCTGCCGCCGCAATGTACACCAAAATTAAGGGCCTGTCTTGTTCTGTGATTTTTATCTGAAGATATTTGGTCTCTCCGCTCCCATCGGCAGACTCACGCCCCTCATAACTTGATAACATAACGCAACGTTCAAGAGCCTCATCATATCTATATTCATATACCATATCCGTTCTTTTTCGACAAAATTAGTCCATTCGCCAGCTCTTTTTTGTTATTTTGATTATTCTATCAAAAAGCACGCGTTTTTGTCTGTTCCTTTGTAAAAAACAGATTGTTATGAAAAAATTGATACCAAAATCCAGATTCTATAAAAGCAAAGGACATTCCGACAGTGTAAGACAACGCATCCTCTTGTCAGGAACAGACAAGAACAACATCCCGCTGCTTGCAAGATGTGAACAGGCATGGGATAACTTAAGCGAGTTCAGAAACACACGCCTGAGAAACTTCCGCTATGTGTTCGGAGACCAATGGGGAGATTACGTCTCAGACGGAAAAGGCAACAGAGTACGGGAAAGAGATCGCATATCACAACGCACCGGCGGAATCGTCCTGCAGAACAACCACCTCATAAAAATAGTCAACACCCTCGCAGGACTGTATGCGAAATCCTCAACGCTGCCGGTATGTTTCGCTCGCCAGAAAAACGCAAATGCAAAATCACAGATGATGACAAACGCCTTGCAGACAAACTGGGAAAACAACCTTATGAAAGACCTCCTCACATCGGAAATGTATGAGTTCATATGCGGCGGAGCCGCCATAGTCACCGAGGAATGGTCATGCCACGACGGTATAGAGGACAGCTATACCTATACAGTCAACCCCTCATATTTCTTCTATGAGTCCAAAGCCAACGACCCTCGTCATTGGGACAATGACCTGATAGGAGAAATCAGGGATTATACGCTGGGCGAACTTGCATCCATTCTGGCTGAATCGGAATACGACTACCAACAGCTTGAAGAGATATACAACCCATGGCTTAACCGTTACGCATTCAATACAACACAGCAGACCGAACACTATAAGGAAGAATCTTTTGATACACCGCCCGCACCAAACCTGTGCCGGACCTATCATGTATGGACGCTGGAAAACAAACCGCGGTACCGCTGCGTAGACATTATGGATACTCAAAACCCACTGTACCGTATCGAGACGAAAGACCTCCCGCTGATCAAAAGACAAAATGAGGAACGGATACGAATGGGACTTGAACAAGGAATAGACCGGGAAGACATCCCGCTCATTGAATACCAATATATCATCGACCAATACTGGCATTTCCAGATGCTTGCTCCGGATGGCAGGGTTCTGGTTGAATACGACAGCCCGTTCGAACATAAATCGCATCCGTACATATACAAGCTGCACTATTTCGTAAACGGAAAAACAGTGCCATTCATCTCCGTTGTCATCGACCAGCAACGTTATATCAACCGTCTGATCACCTTAAACGACCTGGCGATACAGTCAGCTGTAAAGGGCATCAAAATGATTCCCAAGGATTGTGTCCCGGAAGGCATGAGCAACAAGGAATTTGCGGAACAATTCATCGAAATCGGAGGCTTCATATTCTATGAACCTTCCAAAATAACAGGAAACGCTCCGCAGATAATCACATCCAAGTCTACGGACATAGGAACCGCAGAACTTCTCCAGCTTCAGCTCAGCTTCATAAATGACATAACTTCCGTTTCGGAAACCCTGCAAGGAAAGACTCCTGCAAGCGGAACGGCAGCCAGCAGATACGCCATGGAAATGCAGAATTCAACGACATCCATTGCAACGCTGCTGACCAAATTCTCCACCTTTGAAAATGAGATTGCCAAGAAAAAGATGAAAACCATTCATCAATTTTACCAATCTCCGAGAAACATCTCACAGGAAAAATCATCCGGATACAATGAGTATTCCGAATATGACCCCAAAGAAGTACAAGACATAGACTTCAAAGTAAGCATAAAGGAGAGCGCGGAATCACCGGTAGCCAGAATGATGGTAAACGACCTGCTCAAAGAATTATGGGCAGCCGGACAAATCAATGCAGAACAACTATTGTCCTTTTCCTATTATCCCGGCTCGGAAGAAATACTGCAAGCCCTGCGGTCAGCCAAAGAAAACTCCCAAAACGGCGAAATTCAGCAAATACCACAAAATATCATGCAGCAAGTATCCTCGCAGGCAAATCCCAATATCGTGCAGAATGTACAGCAAGCTCTCATGTCGGCATAAAAGCATGGACGGCACCAACAACCTGTTTCTGCCGTCCATACATACCCGAACCTCTTCCATTCCAGCCTCAGCACATATTCCACCTAAGCACACTCAGAATGCGGCAGAAATCGCAGTACAAAACGAAATCCGCCCTGTCAAGCAGTATGTCCAAGCTATCGTTTTTCATCAGTCAATATCCTTTTTATCTTCTCTTCCGTAAAACCGAAACAGGCGGCAAAACACCTGAAAGCCTTCCGCCTGTTTGCAGGAATAAGCGAATACATGCTATTGGCCGGAGTATTGCTTTCCAGCGCTCTCTTTATTTTACTTTTTCGCATATCATCCCGTATATTCAATTATAAACCATATCCTTTATCTTATCCTTACAGCATCCGCAATCACATACAAACAATTTTATACAGTCATAAACGCGCATTGCAATTTCCCCGCTCAGATAAGCTATTTCCTCGCCATCCAATCCTATTCCGTTCATATTGCCCAAATCATCCTGCAAATGTCTCTGTTCATGAATGTACGAATTAAAAAACTCCCTGCCGGAAGACGCGGCACCTATGACCATTACCGTAGACCTGTACATGTAATTCGAATAGGTAAGCCCCGTATCCATTCTACATGCCCTCATATTCCTTTCCGCATCCGCAAGGATTTTCCCGGTGCAGCCTATAGACCGTAACCGGCGAAGAATTTCCTCCGTATAATAGCAGTCCACATAATAATAGACATACACCCTCCAGTCCAGCTTATCTATATGGAAACGCTGTCTTATCACAATACATCATCCCAATTGATTACGATACCCTTTTCCACACAGTCGGAATAGAAATGCCGGAAAGCCTTTTCCGACCCGCCGTCCGGATCGTCTATAAAGTCTTTCACATAACGTGCCAAATACTGTTCATTGGGAATTGACGAACCGAAATAATCGGCACGGCACATATTGGCTACATATACGGCATTATACCCGTTGTCACGCTCCAGCCTGATATCATGTTTCTTCAATATCTCGTCCAGTTTCTCCTTTGTCACCGGAACTATCTCTTCACCGTCTCTGCCACGCATCATGGAAACAGCCCAATCACACATTTTCTTGGAAAAATTAAAACCGTAATACGAAAGATACACACGCATCTTTTCCGGAATGCGTTCATATAAATCAAAACTCCTATCCATAATTCTAATTATTAAAATTGAAAGATGGGGACTTTTAATCCCCATCCACAAAATCAGCGACGACGGCGCTCACCGTACATTTCCCGCTCATACTCTTCACGACGCCGTTCGTTCTCATCACGGTATCCCATGGAACCACCGCCACGCTCACCATAGTTGCCACCTTGTGAATAACCGCCACGCTCACCCATACTTTCCATTTCCTTCAGGACACATTCAAAATCTTCCATAAGGAATTTCAAACTTTCCTTGAAATTGGAAACGGCTTTTTCAAGGCCAACGCCCTGCTTACGATTTGAATTGATTTCTAACCATCCCATAATTATTGATTTTATGATTTGTTATTGCCGCTCATCTTCACAAGCAAAGTCTTTATTTCACCGATAGCCCCGGTAAGGTCCTTCACCTGCGATTCAAGCGCCCCGATTTTCTCTTCCTGCTGTTTTTCCTTGGCAAACTGGGGATTAAGGCTCTTTAGAATATCATCGCAACCGGCCATCACCGATTCATTATAAGGAACACTGTCCACAATCTGCCTGCTGTTCTGCAGCATAGCCTCAACTTCCGAAACAATAGCCTCCTTCTTGTCAGAAACTATGACGTTCGGGTATGCGAAAACCTCACCGTTTGCAGGAAGCTTCTGAAAATCCATGACCTCTTCCCCACACTTGACCTTTATATCGACCAACATATCACCCTGCTGCCCGAAAGGCTGTGCCGGATTATAAGTAGGATACTTGGCAACAGGATTCCCTACGGATTCTACCTGCCCTATCTTCAACACGGGCTTCTCGCCTTTAAAAAGTATATAAAATAAATTACCTTGCCTTACTGAACTGAACATGATTAATTGTATTTATTGAGTGGGATTGCTCCCACTCCTGTTTTAGACTCCACCGGTAAGAATCTGCAACGTATTGCTGCCTGACTCATAATAACAGAGATAAATTCCCGTACCGGCAATATCAGCCGCTGTCACATCCGCCCCGTTGAGTGTTGTCAATGCCTGCATGGAACCATTGGTATCAAACACTACCGGAAGCGTACCCGTCGTACCGGTCGGTATCGGCTGTGCCAGCCGGAACAATATCAACCCGCTGAAAGGAGCGGAAAGGAACGGATGAGTGCGGAAGGAAAAGCGGACATTGGACGCCCCTACCGCAACTCCCGTACTCTCCAACCGGGGAATACCGTTCTTATTAGCCATGATATAAGGATTAATGAATGCCATATTATGCCCCCTTCCTTTTATCCCCAACCGTTACCGAAATTAGGCCATGGGCCCATACCGCCATAAAGACCGTACTGTGCAGCTACACAGTTCGGCACACCGACAACCGGGCTGTACGGCAAAGTAACCGTTTCAGGCTGGTGGCACTCGATTTTAGCAAGACGCGCACTCAAATCCCCCAAAGCTGCACCTAAGGGAGCGGTAGCCTGTGAAACAATCTGCGAAGTCATTGCGGAGCTCTTGTAGGCACCGTTCTCCTCACGCAGCTTGTCGATCTTGTTCTGCATCTCACGCATTTCAGCCTCACGCTGTCCGGCCAGGATTTGCTGCGTACCCTCTTTTATCGAGTTCTGCAAATCACAAGTCTGACGTTGGGTCTCATAGGCAACAGATGCAAAGCCTCTCTCCTGCCCTGCCGCAACGCCGTTAATGGCATTCTGCAACGTGTTGGTCTGCTGGCAAATTGCCAAACGGTTTTCACAGCAGCAAGAAGCAATCTGTTGTGCTATACTGCAATTACCCTGCTGGATAGCATTGATAATCTGCATGGAACTTTGCCCAATCTGATTGCCGACCTGCTGAACCTGTGACATGACACCATTGATGGCCTGCTGAACCTGACCGACCGAACAGTTCAAATTTGTAGCCAGATTGTTAATAGCCTGCCCGTTCCCCTGGATGGCAGACATCAGCAGTTCACGGCCGGCATCATTGTTAATCAGGTTGGGAATGCCGGCAGCGCCGTAACCGCCCATACCGCTGTTGCCCCAGCCGTTGTTACCCCATCCCATGAGGAAGAAGAGGAATATAACCCAGATGAACCATGAACCCTCACCACCAAATCCGCCATTGTTACGGCCGTTCATGGCAACAAGCAGATTAGGGTCGATTCCTTTCTGCTGCAAAAGAGGAGCAAGCATACCCAACATGCCCATTCCATTACCACCTCCACTTTCGGGAGTGTAAATTACAGTTCTTTCGTCATTCATAATTGTTTTTTTTAATGTTACGGTCAATCTTAACCGCACACAAATGACTCAATAAACTGTTTGTGGGTCAAATATCCGATTGTAAGTCTTTTGTGAACCTTTTGTTGATTTCTTGTAAGGCAAGACGGACGGAAAACTTAACTTTCCTACGTTCAAAACTGTTCTTGAGAAAATTTACCCGCTGCTGCGACATTCCAGTATATTCTACCAGCATGCTCTCTGTGTATCCAAGGTTTATAAGCCAGTTCACGAGCAACGAACGTCCGTCCACATATTGTTCGGAGAGAGAAGAGAATAATTTATTCCGATTTAAACCCATCAACTCGGATACCATATCCGCCACATCTTCAAATAATCTTTTTAGCTGCTCCATTTTTTCTATAATATTCAAAACAAAAACATCACGAAAACTGTTAGTTACTTGAAAGTCCCTTTACAGCGTCCGCGATGTTGCCCGTGAAGATGTGGTAGTTGGAACGGGTATGGGACTTTCTTTTTACTCTAAGTCCCTAAAGAGCGTCAGTAACAGACCGACTTCTACATCGTTAATTTATTTCTTATCTTTATGGTGAGCCAAACAATTACGAATAAAACACATGTCAGATTTATCGAAATGCTGACACCACCGTAATTGATTTTAAATTTTTCCCACCACGACAGTTCCCTCTCTACCGGATAAGGTTTGGGCACTTCAATCCTTCTTATCTTTTCGATAAAATACGGCATTTTGACCGTTACCGTAGCATGAGGATAAATGCCCAATGAATGGTTCAATATCCCGTTGCTAAATGAAGCATAGCTGTAGGCATACGGATTGCGAAGGAATGACGTTGTATCGGCAACAGATACGCTGTCCTTGTACGGTATCAGCTTCTCTTGAAATGTAGTATCATGGAAAACCACACTGTCAAGAACCTTTGTCTCAACCGGCATATAAACAGTCCTCGTTCTACAAGAACACACCGTCAACACAAGAAACACTATATACACTAACTTCTTCATAACTTCAACAGATAATGATTAACCACCACGCCTGCACATATTGCGACAGCTCCATACAGCAAGTCTGCTTTGTTCCACCTGCCGTTATAGTAGTGGCAACGGTCGCTGTTCTCTTTGATAAAGAGCATCAGCAATGCAGTGCTGCCACCGAATACTATGGCGGTGGATAGATAGACCACCGCACCTAAGATGTTATTTCTCATACCATAAATAATTAAACAATTAGTAAAGCACTACACTGTAGAACCACTGGCATCTGTCCATGAAGAACCGTTCCACCATATAGGCTTGTTTATATCTGTATCATAGTATTGAAAACCCTTATCCGCATTAGTAGGTCTATCTTCGGTCTTACCACTATTATTGGCAATATTTCCCAAAAAACTGATAGGGATTTTCTCTAACCCTTCAGGAAGTAAATTAGTAGCCCTAAAAGTAATTATGTTGTATTTAAAAGCGCAGTTAAACAGATACGCTCCGCTTATATTGCATTTTATAAAAATATTTTTATTCAGCTTATCTATATAAGCTTCAAATCCTTTTATGGCATTGGTATAATTGAAAAGAACTCCCTGGACATTGCCGTCACCGAAAGAATATAAATCCAAAATATTATTGGATTTATTTAAAGTGTTCAACAAGTTGAATACTATTCTGAATACACCAGGATTGTCAATGGAGTAATTTATCACAACAATATTATTCTTGACAAGGATTGTATGGTCATCGGATAATGTACCAATTGACGATTGAAGCTTTTCTTCTATATCATCATCTGTAACCGATTCATTTGAAGTTCTTCCCATTTCCTGATTTGACAGTATGTTTTGAAAATCAGTATTTTTATACAGTCCAAAATACCATACAGTCCTTGAATCTATATTGAAATTGAAATTTGAAACAGAAGCTATATATAAATTATCATCATCTTTTTTCTTGATGATATATAAACCTGTTATAGAACTTTTAAAATTCCTTATGTTAGATATATTAGGAAGAGACTCTTCGGCATCATGCCTGATATAGAACGGATATTCCACCATTGCATCACTTATATGATTGGCAGTTTCAATATAACTATTATATCTACTGATAGTACCCAATGTATATCCATTAGCGGTAGAAGATATTTTTCCTATAATATAATAAGTAGCCATTTTATTAGAATAAGTATTGTTTGATTAAATTTTCAACTTTTCCCAAATGCAATTTTTTAGAGTACCATGTACATATGAATTTGGGATTTAAATTGCCTGCAAAATGAAACAGACCTTTATTATACAAATGAATCAGAGGGGAGTACTCTGTAAAATTTTTACCGTATTTTACGGTATTATCTGCCGGATTCCGCAATGTATAATAGCTTTCCGAAGCTCCACTCTCCGTTATTGAGTTTGCCACATACTTGCCATGGCTTGACATTGTATTATATAGCAAATTGAAGGGAGTGTATATATCCGTATTCTCCTCTGTTGTAAATTCATCCTTTAACCCGAAAAATGGATATATATTTAACCCTTTATAGTCAAACTGATTGAATAAATCAAAGGGCATATTGGATTTGTCCCCCCTATACCCCGATATTCCGACCTTAAACCCCCAAGCCTTTATATCTGATATTAAAGACCTGGTTATATTACACATTTCCTTATTTCCCTTATCTGTAGGCTCATACCACTCATTCAATATAAATATTGCATGTATATCATTCTTTTCTACAAAGCTTTTGGTTATATCCCTTACTTCATTTACGTAATTTCTATAAAACTCCACATTATCCCTTCCATTATAATTACCTCCATCTATATGGAATTTGACTGCTTCTACGTTAATGCCGTTAGCATGGAAATAATCATAAAAATTTTCCGGGTAATCCCGTATAATATTCCCTTTCTCATCGTTATGTAAGGCAATAACTACCGTTATACCTATACATCCGCATGACTTAATGTAATCGATGAATTGTGCAGGTTGCTCCACCGGAGTTTCCTTAGACCAATACCCCACATCCAGAGTCAGTATCGTATCATTTTTCTGCTGGAGCTTAGAATATGGATTTATCGGAAATTTGTCTACAAAATTATTGTCTATATCGCATTTAAGTTCATTTGAATAATCCGGGGTATCTGAATTTATACACCTGACATAACCAATGGAAGTCAACTTGCCATTACTCAAACTTCCCCCGTCAAATTTCAAAATGCAGTTTTCGGGAATAGTGATTTGAGCGCCATCCAAATCAAAATCATACCTGATTTCATATATAGTATTGGACTCACTGATCATGTCTTGAATCAGTAGATTTCTGCCACAAACAATATTCCGCCGTAATATTTTATATCCTTTACCTCTAAATTCTTCAGGGTCAAAAGTACGGTCCTTTAACTTTAGAAATTTTCCTTCCTCCAATTGCTCAACAGTAATATCCTCCTCGTCAGGTTCAACAACCTTCTCGGTAAAGGTCTGCATTTCTTCCTTCACATTGCCAACATCTTCCTTCAACTCATTCACATGACCGTCCACCTCCTTGAATTTACCGGCAATTACCCTGTTCTCCAACGGATAAGGGCTTTTATCAGAAAGGATAGTATCCACTATGCTGCCACGCAATTTGACAAAATCCTTTTCGCTTCCGTGATATTCATTACGGAAAGTCGCGATTTCGTAGGCTGAAAGCCCGTCATATCCATAAGTAGCTACAGAGCTTCTGACACGGATAACGACTTCCCCCTCACCTATATTGGTAGCCTCACTCTCATATTCAGTTATGGCAAAGAGATAATCTTTACGGGAACGCATGATGCAACGGTCATTAAATCGGGTATCCTTCAGCATACCCCCGTTCTTCACCCATACAGCCTCAATGGAATAAGCGCCTTCAGGCATGCCTTGGGGTATTTCCAGATGTATCACCCCGTCAACCGTAATGCCATCCATCAGATACCGGTCATGCGGACCTATGAGAAACATCTTTAACAAGGAACGGGTAAAGTCTTCCTTAACGTTGCTCGTCCCCTTTAGAATGGTCCATTCAATACGTATAATCCGGTCTTTATATATCGTTATCATCCTTATCTGAATTTTGAATTTATTATACAACCTTTCTTTATGCCGGTAAATACAGCCAGAGCATCACAGCTATTTTGACAAGCTTTCCAAATAAGATATAATGCCCTGTACATGCAAGTCAATGATTACCCGTTTCCCTTCTTCCGATAATAAGAAATCCACATCTTCCATATTATCCTGGAATAAGTTTTCGGTCAAGACTGCCGGACACTTTGTGTGCTTCAAGATGTAGAAGTTGCTTTCCTTATCTGCATCACCGTCTGTGGTATCCTTGCGCACCTTCATATCCGGCAAAAGCTGTCCGGCCGCTGCATATAGACAATCAGCCAGTCTGTCGGCTTTCGTCTGACCTGCCGAAGTCCATGCTTCCCAACCGCGCGCCTGCATCCAGGTAGAACCATTTCCCGCTGCATTACAGTGAATGGATACAAGGATAGTGTCACCGGAATTGTATTCGTTTGCCCTACGACAACGCTCGGATAAGGGGACATCTATTTCCTCTTTGACGATACGTTCGGCATCAACGCCTTGTTTGCGCAATTCCGCTTCCAAACGTACAGCAATCTCACGGGCATACGCATACTCTTTCAATCTTCCGTCCGGTGAACACTTGCCCGGAGTGTTACTTCCGTGTCCGTTGTCAATCAATATTTTCATTCTGCACGTCCTCCTTGAAATATTTGTCATAAACCACACGAGCCACCCATCCGGCAATAACACCGGCACCGAATGATACGACAGTAGTCAAGTTCACCCAAAACGGAGTGTAGTGCATGTAAAGCATAACTCCCACGATGATAGCGATAACAATCGCTGCAATAATCAGTTTCTTTTTCATTCTGTTACTCCTTATTTATTCATGTTATTAAAAAATTCAACCTTAGCCTCATCAATGGCTGTTTTGATATTGGCATAGGCACGTGCATTATTGGCACCGACAGGATTATAGATTTCCGACTCTATTATGTCTGAAAACTTCTTTACCCAATCCGTTGACATAAACTCACTGAGCCTTTTTCCGCGGTGAATAAAGTTATCGAGTTCAATACTTCTTTTTTTGATTATGGCATTACAACGCGTCTCTATTTTTCGTCTCGTCTTCTGCTTATCATCAATATTGTTCTCATCGCGCACATTGCGGACCAGCCGGCACAGCCTTTCACAATCAAGGTCAAAGAAGTTGTTACAAACCGAATTTATCTGCATCTGAGAAATAGGTTTTAGCCCCTCGTTAATATCAGAAAGGACCTCATTTTGAGCCTTGGTTTCCACGAGTAAATCATTTATCACCTTTTCCTGCCTGGTTATCACATTATCCACCAAATGTTTGAACCATTTGAAAATGAATAGCCACATCACACCGCATATAATAAGGAAGAAGGCTCCGGCAATGGCCACCATGCCAAAATCACTAATCCCCTTGCCCACCTGAAGGGCAGCATTCACTGCATCCGTATTCATATTTTTATCATTTCATTTTGCGGAAAGGTTACAGACCGTCTGACCGCCAACCTCTACGCAGATATTTAAACCAACCGGTAAAATAATTGCAATTCTCCAGATAATTCTCGTCATGTTCAGCCTCACGTGCCTCGCTTTCAAATGAAACGGCAAGATAAGCCAGTCTTGTGTCCCTCAGGGCAATCAGTCTGGCCACCCATTCCACACCATAGAGGAGATAGAATGCCAGTCCGGACAAGGACAACCACCATGCCGACACATCAAAAGCCAAAACAGCCGACCAGATTGCAAGCCCCGCAATCACTGTAATTTCCATCCATTGGCGGGAATGAGTACATTCATGGTTTCTCACATACTGCCTGACTTCCCCCTCTTTCAGCTTGCTGCAAACAAAAGGGCCAACCGTAACCGTATGGCAAGAACTGAAAAAAAGAAGGACTCCGGCCAGTGTGCTGTCATAAAAAATCTTTTTCATACCTGATTCTGCTTTTTATACCATAACAAACCGTATACTACTCCGTAACGGGAGGAACCTGAGGAATCCCCATCATAACCATTGCTTGATTAAACAGATCATCCGCATGCCGGTCAGAGTATGTAAGCAGCGTAAGCCCCGCAATATAATAGGTCAAAGCTCCCTCCAGCCTCGGACTGACATTCACCACTCCGTCTGAAAGGATTTTCGGCTCCAAGATTATTCCAACCTCTATGCGGTCGTCCTCAGTCCTGGCCTTATACAGTTCAAGGAAACGCTTCGGATACATGACCATGCCCAGCTTCGGACGTTCCCATGTACCGGTAGCATATTCATCGGACAGAAGCGCATATTCCTTGTCATTCCAATATATCGGATCCGACAGAAACAACGGCCATGAACTGAACCGTGCATAGCACAAACGCATATAGTCCTCAGGAAGAGGTACCCTTCCTACAAGACGGCCGTCAATAGCAACATCCGACAGATTCACCACCACATCCGAATCGATAAGGCTCCAATCCGCATTTCCATGCACGTAGCGCAAGGCATCAATGATCTTGGAACGGATAATGGCATCCATTTCTGTATTGTCCTGCCCGCTGATGAAATCCGCATCATTCAACGCGATTTCATCAATGCATTTCCTGACATCAGCTACAATCTTCTCAACCGGCTTCTGCATGGCCTACTGCATATTTGGGAATCTAACCAGATGCTTGTCCATCAACTCCCGAATCTGGGATTCATCCTCCACAACTTCTCCCAAAGAAATAAAGTAATCAATCGCATCGTTTACAGTTCCGACCTCAGCGACTTCCGTATATTTGTCTTCCTTACTCCCTGACGAAGCCTTTTCCTTATCCAGTTCCGCCTGCGTCTTTTTCTTTCTCCCCTTTCCTCTGAGTGTTGCAGGGCGCTTTTCATCCTCCTTCTCCTTCTGCCCTTCAGAACTTCCGCTGCCATTGTCATAAACTTTCGAAAGTCTGAATGTCTCACCGAAACGGGGATCGTTTTCTATGGCATCCTGAACAAAAGGATTGGAAGTAATAAGCACAGCCTTCTTGCCGTTAAGATGGTTTCCGTTCTTGAATTCCATATTCACCTTTATGCCACAGTAAGTGGTCTGCATCCGGCAGGCGTCCATGCCAACCAATTCATATATTTTTGTCTTCATCATTCTATACCTTTTAAAAAGGCACGCCAAGCAGGCATACAGCCAACTGACGTGCCCTCACATTATCTGCCCAAATAAATCCTTATGCGTTAATTTCCCCTCTGTAAGGCTCCCACTCTGCACCGTCATAACGGTAAAGCCCTATACCGAACTCACCGTCAACCGCAGTCAGGTAAATAACATCGCCCTCTTTGGAAGAAACAGCTTCATCCATTGAAGCCACACTCTTAATGACAGTATCAAGCACGCTCAGCTTGTAGCCGCTGATAGTGACATCCGGACCAATCAGCATCGAATTGTAGCCGGTCAGCATCAGACAGTCGTCCTGGATGTAATACTCGCTCTTAGCCTCACGGACCTCACCGCCTTCTCCCTTTGAATGGTCTACCGTCAGTGTCTTACCTTTGGTATAGTAGTAACGTTTCGCATCACTCATGGAGAATGCCACGGCACATTCCTCATATCCCAGGTCGTCAAGTGCGTGCTCGACCTTAAAGTTCAAGGTTCCGAACGTGGTTTTAAAAGCGGCAATATCAATGCCGATTACCTGGCTCTTCACGAAAGTTATATCCTTATGCTTGGTGAAATCGATGTTCAGCAGCTTCTCGATAAACTTTGTGCCGCAATACACATCCATTTCATTGGTCGTGGAATACTTGCCAAACAGCATCCGGGTAATCCCGATCAGGTCGGAGAACTTCAACTCACCGCCAATCTGATAGCCGAGGCGCAACTGCCTGAGAACGCCCTTCTGAGTATACACATACTCCGTTCCCGTCTTCTTGGAACCGTATTTCAGAAACTTTGTCCCTACACCGATAAGCATTGAACGCGTACATTTCTTACGGAAATTACTCAGAGTCCAGTCTTTCAGGTCCTGGACGCTCCATTTCGCTTTTTTGTTGATACGCTCGAAAAACTCTGTCCAGGTAATGGGGCAGACTTTCTTCTGAAGATAGGCTGTCTCTTTTTTCGGATAAGCAGCATCCGGTGCAATCTCCACCTCACTCTCACTCATCGCCGGAGCCATAATGTGCATGCCGGTACCCGCAGGAATCGTAGGGACATAGGTTACCCCCTGCTCATCCAAAGGACCGTTAAGGGCAGTAACAACAATTCCGTTTGCCTTGTCGGCAGCTGTCACATACAGTACCAGCGGACTTCCGTCAGAACCCCCCTTCTCGTCATAGCCGGTAACGCCGTCAACCAGAACGGTGTTGCACTCAGCAAACAACTTGTAGTCATTCTTGTACAACGACAGTTTGACCTCATTGTCCTTCGATTCATTGGTTACTTCGTCCTTGGTCTCGCAATCCATCACAGCCTCGCCGATATTGTAATGCTCCGGCTCCTTTGTATTGACATGGATCTGTTTTGCACGTTTGAGGAAATCCGTATGCATCGGATATTGGAACGCCTGAAACTTACTGACGTAGTCCTCCACCTGATTATCCGCCAGCTCGGCATCTGTCACCGCAGAACCGGTCGCTCCCTGCCCCTGCTGGTCTATTCCTTTCCCGGTAGCATCCGGAGTAGCACCCTCCAAAGGTCCACCGGCATTGGGATCGTCGTCACTTCCGTTATCTCCAATCTCAACGGCCATAGCGGCACCGCCTGTCAGAACCGCCAGTACAAAGAGCAACATCCTGCTCCAAAAAATCTTACTTGAAAAAAAATGTCTCATACTTATTGAATTTAATTGTTAATCCATCAATCATCATAACTTTCAGCTACAAACGGGTTTTGGAATTTCCGGACCGGCTTTCTCTCCTGGACAGGGCTTTGCCTGCCCGAAGAACGTTCGCGCTTTCCGCTGATGTCACGCAACTTGTCTTCCACTTTCGTGCTCAAACCGGCAGCAACACCCTCTTCACGGGCTGTCTCCACCGCACTGTTATAATTCATGCCTTTGGCAATCATCTCAAAATAGGCAGGGTCAATCTTGCCGACTATCAGATCATCCATTATCTTGTACAAGGAGCCGATCACCTCTTCCGCCTGTTCATCCGAAAGCCCCATCTCAGCCGCCTTTGAACGAACAGCCTGAACACTTGCCGGCATATTCTCAGCCATCTGCTTCTCAATCTCATCCTGCTTGGCAAGCTTTTCCAAATAGGAGTTATGGGCATCCGCCAACTTTTGCGCATAGTCAGGATCATCCGCAAGAGACTGAAGGTCCAGGCCCTTATTCTGAACCATCCATACAATAGGATCAAAATCCTCCTGACCGCGGGCGGCAACTATCATCTCCGCAAAAACCGGACTTTTGGACATGCTTTCACGCATCTTTCTGGAGTTGTCCTCATAACCTTCAAACTCATCAAGAAGCAAACCCATGTTTCCGTAATACTCATCCTCGTTGTCCATGTTCATTGACGGATAACGGGCTGCCACCCTTTCTCTAAATGTATCCTTTTTTGACTTTACATCATCTGCCATATCACGTTGCTTTTTAAGTTACGGCACAAAGAAAAACCAATTACGGTTGCTTTTTTGCTACTTTAATAATTATATTTACTAAACCGCTGTCAATCCTTATCAAACCTTTCAATCTATTTCCTACCTTCGGACTGTAAACCCATAAACAAACTGCCCATGAACAACTGCATTGAATTCATACCCGTACGCGACCGGGAATTATACAATGCCTATAAGACGGCATTCAGAAGACCGGATGTCAAGTCGCACAAACAGGCCATACAGGCAGCCATAAAGTCGGAAACCTCCAGGTTTTGGATTTCCACATTCCAGGCATACAGAGAGATACTTAAAATCAAAAAAGGGAAACCGACAGGCTGTGTAAGAACGGTCAGAAAACGCATGATCCAAAAAATATATTCAGCCTATCAGGAGCTGGAAAAGAAACCCGCGTTCAGAGGATGTTCCACGTTCTTCATAACTTCCTTTGCTGTACAGCGGGAGGCTCCGGAATTTTACATTTCGTATTCAAGGGCACTGGCAATCATCTCCAGAATAAACAGAGAGCGGAGAAATGAATAGTAATTTTTCAAGACAAACACCAAGCATAATAATAGCGGCAACCTGCGTAATATTCTACTTTTCACATTCTAATTTCGATTTTAATTCACAGTCTGATTTTCAATCTAAATTGTTGTATATTTTCTCACACGCAAACATCTTCCATCTCACTTTAAATCTTATTGCCTTATTCCGGTTCAAACCGCGCATTAAAACCTGTTTCGTAGCTTTCATCTCGTCAGCAGCCGCAGCCTTCATACCCTTTGCGTCCATGAAACTGCCCACATGCGGACTTTCAGGATTTCTCATGGCATGCTATGCCAGACGGTACTGCTCCCATCGTCTTAACATCATCTGGATAATAGCCTCCAACCTTGCAATGTCCATTATTCCCGTACTCAACTGGAAAATCCATTTACTCTCATTCTTTATAGCTTATTCCATATGGCACGTTATACAATATCAGAATACACAGAAGAAGCGAAGCTGATGCTTGCCGAAAACGAAGAGAGACTAAAGAAAATCTTCGGAACCCACGACCAATACACCGGAAAAGGAATGGAAGGGCATACCCATAAAGTGCGAATCGAAGGGTATCCCATACGGGAGCAGTGGCTTACAGAGGAAGTGTACAGAAACCCGCTGTACCAGGCTGTTATCAAAAGCGGCTCCATAGAAGCGTATACACAAGCTTTCAATGAAGAGAACAACACCTCCATAACAGGGGAAGACCTGATCGACCGGCTATACATAACCCGGTGCAGCCGGGACCCCTCATTCGCCTTTTATACGGCATTCAAAATCAAGCCGAAAGAAGGAGGGGATATGATACCGTTCAGATTGAACTATGCGCAAAGATACCTTCTTGTCATTCTCGAAAAGATGAGAATAGCCCAAGTCCCCATCCGGGTAATTCTACTAAAAGCACGTCAGTGGGGCGGCTCCACATTCGTACAGCTCTACATGGCATGGGTGCAGCTGTTCGTAAAAGAAGGCTGGTATTCAGTAGTCATCGCACAGACGAAAGATACGGCCAAGCGTATAAAGGCAATGTATAAAAAAGTGCTCGATAACATTCCCGGTTTTATTTTCGACACGGGAAAACTCCAGTTCGTGCCTTACGAGCATTCCGCATCCGATTCAATCATTGCGGACCAAAGAGGAAACAAAATCAGGGACAATGTTATCACAGTGGCATCCTATGAGAACTTCGAGTCCACACGAGGCATGGACTACGCAATGGCACACTTCTCCGAGGTAGCCTACTGGAAGACCACAGACGGGAAAGCCGCCGAGCAGGTAGTAACCAACATCGACTCCAATATCCTTGAAAAACCGCTCACGATTGAAGTGTCCGAATCAACCGCCAACGGGATGAGCGGATATTTTTACGACGAGTACCAGCTTGCCAAAAAAGGGACATCAAGCAGAAAAGCCGTCTTCATTCCATTTTTCTATATTGAAAACGATATGCTCTCTTTCAGCAATAAGGTTGAAAAGCTGAAATTTGCAGAAAGGCTTATCGCTGAAAAGAACAATACGGTTGAACCGGATGAAAACAGCGAATCCGGGCAATATCTGTATTCCTTATGGACCAAAGGAGCGACACTCGAACATATATTGTGGTATATAAACAAACGGAAATCATTCCATGACCACGCTTCAATGGCATCGGAAGCACCTTCCGACGACGAAGAATGCTTCAAATTCTCAGGAAACAGGGTATTCAACATCTATATTATTGATTGCAGGCGAAATCAGTACCAGAAAACACCGATATTCACCGGAGATATTGCACAGTCAGAGAAGACAGGGAAAATATGCCTTGTCCCGGACAAGAACGGGCTTTTCAGGATATGGAAACATCCGGACAAATCGAATACATCCAACCAGTACCTGGTAATAGTGGATGTAGGCGGACGAAGCAAGAACTCGGACCCGTCGTGCATCACCGTGATGAACAGGTGGCCGCTCCGCTTCAAAGGCGGGAAGCTGGAAGTGGTGGCGCGATGGCACGGGCATATACGTTACGACTTCCTTGCATACAAGGCCGTAAAGATTGCCAGGTATTACAAAAATGCCAAGCTGGTTTTTGAGAGCAACACATATGACAAAAAGAAAGCGGAAGCAAGCGAATTCATAGAGCAGGGAGACCACATCAGAGGCATACTTTCCAAAATCAAGGACATATACTCCAATCTGTATATGCGTACGGCAACTGACCCGGAAGACATTCAGAACGGGGTGTACACCAAAATAGGATTCCATACGAATTCTAAGACCAAACAGGATATGGTGGACAACTTCATTGTGGTTTTTGAAGATGACAGAATCATAGACCCTGACGAGCGTCTGTATAAAGAGGCGGCCATTTATGAGCAACGGCCTGACGGAAGCTATGGGAATATACTGGGAAGGGGAAACCATGATGACATACTAATGACCGATATGATTGGAGCACTTGTTTCAGACGAAATGCCCAAACCGTCACTTGTGAGAAAAAGTACAGGAAATATCTCTTTCGACGATTACACTAAAAATGAGTCATCTTTCTAATTTTGTGTTTGTGTGCACCGGTGAGGTAATAGGCGGCAAAAGTAAAATGCCGCCTATTTTTCGTCTTATTTCAAAACGAGCCTTATGTGTGGATTCTCTTTGGAAACGAACAATCTTTCTCCGGATGTCCCGTCCCTTTGCTGTATCCTGCTGTTGGGGTCTTTGCAGCTCTCCAGCTCTTCAACGCGTTTTTCCAGCCGTTTTACGTTTTCTTTTAGAAGCAGGATGAATTCTGCCATGTGGTCCAAATATTTTCTAACCTCGCTGTCCAGGTTTGTCAGGTCTTTCTTTTCCATGTTTTTTTGATTTTTTGGGTTGTTCAATTCCCGACCTTTCAATAATGAAAGGTTTACGGGCATGTCAATGGCTCCCGCATGTTGTGCAGGAAAATAAAAAGGGCTTAGGGTATTCTTACCACTCTATCTCATAGCTTTCTTTGGAGGATAGCAGCGCCCGGAACTGTGTAATGAAGTGTTTCTGTCCCCGTGCTGTCACCATGACTTCTTCGCGGAATACGTTTTTTTCTCCGGTGTTGCACAATGTGGATGCTATTCTCATCAGGTGGAGGCTCATTGATTTCTGTGTGGGTTTGTTCTTTCTTGTCCCTCTTTTTATAAGGTATCCGTTTTTCCTGAGCCATTCACGGAGCTTGTTTCTTCCCTTGCTGAACAGGCAGCTTTGGTTAAGGATGTTGGCTAACTCGCCGATTGTAATGTCTCCTTTGCAGGAAAGGAAACAGTCGGCAAACTCGGCTTTGGGGGACATTTCAGCTATCTTCGCATCTTTCTGTTCGATTTTCTTCTGCCGTTGTTCTATTTCAAAATACAACCTCTCTTTTTCTTTTCGTTCACTCTTTAACTGCGTGGCAAGGCTGATAATGAAATCAGGGTTATTAATCATCTGTTCAAGTGTGGGCTGCGTGGCGGTCATGCCGTATTGAAGTAATTCTTCAATTCGTTCATCCACCCAAATGGCAAAGTCAGTAGATAGCTTTTGAGCAACACGGATAGCAACACGATGATGTGCCCATGTACCTTGTTTTGTTACGTCACCACCTTTAGTAATTTGCAGTAAATCAACCGAACTACAATTTTGTATTTCACTCAATCGGGTTACATAATCGGTAATTTCCTTTGAATTGACTATATGAGATAAGTTTTTATCGGGAAAGGGTTTAGCAAAATCTGTAAGGCATATAAGAATGTATCCATTCATTTTACACATTCTTACACTATTCCCATTATAAGAAAAGATTTGTCCCATTTCGGAAGGACTTGCCGTACCTAATACAGAAACACTTGTTCTGTTTGAGTAATTTTCATTCAACTGTCGCATAAACAATGAAAATTAAAAGTTAATAAATAAAGAAAGCAGAGAATTTCTCCAACTTGCGACAGTTCCATATCGGCTTTGGGGCGAATATGTACGGAGAAACCTCTGCTTATATTTTAAGCAATACCTAAATATTGGGCATAAAAAATCCCCAATCCGAAAATGATAATAAAACTGTCGCACTGCAAAGTTACTCAAACTTTCTATACTGCCAAACGAAAAAGTATATTTTCGACATGGAAAAATAAATAATAAGAACTTTGTAGGTATCAAAAATAATACCTACATTTGTAATGTTACAAAAATGATAAGACATGCCAACAGTGTTGTTTATATTTGGTATCCGTTTTTTCTTTTACCCCAATGACCATGAGCCGATACATGTTCATATAGAATATCAAGGGAAATCAGCCAAGATTCAAGTAGAACCGGAAGTGATTGTCGTTGAGAATAACGGACTCAAAGCCCAAACCATAAAGAAAGCCGTTGATACCGTAGTTTTCTATAAGGAAGATATTATTGCCGCATGGCATGAAGTGTTTAACGACAAATGAGATTGATTTATGAATGATAGCATTAAAAAATTATGGTTTGAAGATAATCGTATCTGCATTTTGACCGACAAGGGGGAGGAATACAGCCAGCGCCTTGAAGTTTTTCCATCGTTGTTCTGTGCTACCCAATCCCAACGTGAAAAATATTATATATGGGATAACGGCAGAAGCATACGTTGGGAGGATTTGGACGAAGATATTCATATCTCCAACTTTTTCAAACAAGAGACTGTAAATTATGACAATGAAGTAAATCACCTTCTATCCCGTTTTCCTTATCTTGACATGAAAAACTTTGCGGAATATATTGGCATGCACTGGACAAAACTTGCCCGTTTCAGATACGGTGTCTGGACACCCACTACCGAAACAATAGAGAAAATCAAGAAAGGCATTATTGCTATCGGGAAAGAAATGTCTGCGGCTGTCCTATGAAAGTAACAAAGGAAGAAGAATTAAGTAAATTACAATATTTCTTTCTTACCCATAAAGAAATAAATGTGTCTGAATTTGCAAAACTCATAGGCATAAACGCAACCCTGCTCCGTAATTACATCAACGGTTTCAAAAAGCCGTCAAAGGAGCGTGAAGAACAGATATTGGAGCAAATCCATAAGATAGGGGTTGAATTTGTGAAAACGGCTTTTTAATTTGCAAAAAAAGAGCCGCCATATTCTGGCGGCTTAGTCAGCGTAATCACGCTTATTGCACATTGCGGATGTCAATAGTACCTCTCATATATTTCATACTCTTCCTTGTGGTTCTCGATATAGGATTCCAAAGCAGCCTCATCATCCTCCAGCTCTTTCAGCTTACGTCTGACTTTGGAAGCAATCTTCATCTCATCATCCAAACGCCTTTCCTCGTCAGTCATGTGTATACGCTCATATTGCTTCTCAAACTCCCTTTCCTTCCTTCTACTTAGAGATTTAGAACCGGGGACCCAACTTTCCAACGGATTATCCTTGCGGATGTACTTGCTGGCACGTGCCACCCTCTCCGCAAAGACCTCGACAGGCTCGTCCTTGTACAGCCATCTCGCAACTCCCGCACGGTTGCTTTTGGGGAAATTCAACATATACATTGTATTAACCAGCCCGTCGTCAACAAATCCGCCGTCCCGGCACATTCTTTCCATGCCCAGGTAGACATTCCCCCAGACTTCCAAATCAACACCTGCATACCGGGAGGCTTTCGACAAAGTCATATAGGCTATTTCAGGGCTAATCAACCCGTATTCATTGACCGCATACTTGACTTCCTTCATAAACTTCTCCAACTCGTCATATACAAGGAAAGGATTCATGCCATAGCCGCTTGCAATAGATTCAAGAAGATTTCCTCCGGGAAGCCCCTTGACCGGAGAAGTCAGAAAGAACGACATTCCCTTTGTCCACATGCTGTCACTGTCATCATCATCAAAAAGCAAGGACAAACCCTGGCTGCCCAATTCCCATAACAGATTCAGCCCCCAGCCGAACAATACGATTTCAGCCACGTTCTTCCGGTTCTCATTGAGCAAACGGCCATACGCCTTGCTCTCAGCATTCTTCTCCGACATTCCGTCCTGCACATACATGTCAATGTATTTCCGTTTCAGTTCATTCCATTTCAGGCTGCGGGTCAAATCATAGAAAGCGGCCAGGACACGACGCACATACCCTATATTCGAATTCTGATAAGTGGTCAGCATCCGGTCCGTAAAGGTCCGGCTCATCTGCATAGGCGACAAGAATGCCGGATGAGAGGACTGCTGCGTAGCGTTATAATAGATATCCGCTTCCACCAAAGCCTGATTGCGGGCTTCTTCCTCAGACAGACCGGACCTTTTCAACCGGGCATATTTATAATCATATATAGAGCGTGCACCGACAGCACACGTTATGGCATCAACCATCTTATTAGGAATCATACCTATTTCTATATACTTGTCCAACAATTTTGAAAGGCTCTTTTCATCCAGTTTCTCATTACCGAGTGTTCCTGAAGATACACGTTCATAAAAAGATGGTATATTTTCCATGCACCACTTAAAAGAATTCCCGGGACGTATCGCGGATTCAGCAAGAGACTTCAAATATGACGGATGCTGCGAATACCCCAAAAAAGCCGGGGCGGAAAGCACCTGCTTCAGCGCTGTGGACATACGGTAGGCGATATTACCGCCAACAAGCCCTTTCGAGAGTTTACCCAAAACCTCGTCACCGTACTTGGGGGTATCCGGATGATGCGCTTTGGCAGCCACCTCCGCCGCATCATAGAAATTCTCATAGCTGCCCCTTACATTAGCGTTGAGCTGCAACCTGAAGGTTGTACTGCTAAGGATATAGTCCAAATCCCTGCGCACCCTCGCATAAGCGTTCCACTCTTCCATTTGATTGCCATGTTCCCACAGAACATCAAAACCGCTGCAAGTTATATCAACCTTGTTCGTGTTAAAAGTCCTGTTAATAAGACTTCCGGCTTTCTCCTCCAACGTTTTCCGTTTCCTGCCATCATCAGACAAAGACGTTTCCTGCCTGATAGCGTCCTTACGGATTTTCAACGGGATATAATTTTCTATATCGGCCATGGACGTATTGTACATGGCGACATACTTCTCATTGTATTTTTCACGAAGTTCCTTTAAAAACTCCTCCTGGACCCAATCCGCAAAACTGACATATTCCGGACCGATAAAATCTACAATCTGTGCGACAGACTCCTCGTCAAATCCCTGCAGCTCCAGCTTTGTGCGACCATCCGGCATTTTCCAGACCTGGTATATGTACATAGCCTGCCCCTTGGACAAAGGTTTCTGGTACTTCACACCATATCCCTCATCTCCTTCCGACTGGAACACATAAACTCCTGAATTTTCGATAACCTTGTCACTCAAAGAAGAAATCCCGGCAAAGTCCTTACCGAAAATCTCACCGGTCTTTGCATTCAAGCGGTCCTTCAAGTCCTTCATGCCGAGGACATACGTATCATAAGCTTTCATGACCCCTTCAGAACCTTCTACAAACCGTTTGTAAAGGAAACCGTCCTTACCCAATGTCTGCGTATTCACACGCTTGCACATATACTCAAAACTACCCATCGGAGCAGAGAAGAACTTCTTTACGGCATTCTCCTTTTTAGCCTTGTCATCAAAGATGTCAATCGGCTTTCCTTGCACCGAACGTATCGCCCCGCCTATCAACGCCTTTTTCCTGGAGGCTTCTTCCTCCACTTTCCTCAGCAGGCTGTTCTTTCCATTGGAAACAAGTTCATTCAGTTCCTCAACGACCATTTCCATTTGCTTGACCTGCATGGAGCGGGCATCCCCAATCAAACGGTCATAGGATACCAGCTTGCGGCGGTTCTCGTTTATCTGCTCATTAATAAGCCTGCGTCTGTTCCAGTCAGGTTCCTTTACCCTTTCCTTGTACAAAGAAGAATTGTTCAGGACTAATTTCTGTTTCTCTATCTCAATATCCGCAATCTGCGAGTCATACCGCCGGCCCGTAATCACTCCCTGGATGATATTCAAGGCAGCCATGCGTTCGCTGTCTCCCTGAGTCCACGCAGCCTTCCCCATAGCCGCCTCATCCATTTTCCCGTTCAAGCGGTCCATTTCTGCTGAAATGTCAATGTCACCGGCAGCCGCCACCTGCTCTTTTATGAGGTCCGATTCCTTTTTCAACTCGGAAATGCGCTCACGATTTGCCTCAATATCCTTTTGAATATCAGCTATACGGGCTTCAATGCGGGAACGATCCTCTTCATCCCTGACATCCGGAAGAGCCTTCTCCAGCCGGGCAATCTCTTCCCGCCGATTCCTGGTATCACGTCTCAGCCAGGTCATATCATCCTCGAATCCCGACAACTTCAAATCTGAAACGCGCCCTTTCATGAAAGAGAAAATCCGACGGGTGCTGTCATCCACGTTTTTCGCTATAGACATGTTCTTTCCATTCACATCCTGCACCTGCAATGACAGAAGCTTATCCACAGTGCGCTGCAATTTACGGCGCTGTGCATTCAGTACAACGGTTTTCACATTCATCACTATTCTTTCAAGCGACTTTGACGTCTTGGCATTCTGGGCCTGCATCAGAAGAGAGTTCAAGTCTTCCTTATTTAAAAAAGACACGAGGTCGTTTCCAAGTTCCCTGCGTATAAATTCCGTAACACCGCGTCTGAGTTCTTCCGTATTCTCATATTTCTCTACCGTCTTTTCCAAAGAGCGAATACGGGCATTCAGACTGCGGATTGTACTTTCCGGATCCGCCTGCGGTGTAGATACTAATTGAAAAGTGCGCCGTATTCTAATTGAAAAGAGCTCCATCCAT